CACAATGTCATTGGTGCCAGGAGTTTTGGCCACTGCTGTTTTAATTTCACCAAACTGATATCTTTTGCGTCGATGATTCTTCACAGTGGCTGCCACATAATGATTGATAGTTTTGGTTTCAATGCCTGCGTATATCAACATCTGTAATTGTTTCTGCAAACCAAACTGTGTGTCGCTGGGTCTATAAATGTATGCAGGAGTGAATATTTCTGGATCACCCACCAATGCTAGATATGCAGTTCTTTGAGCAGGTTTTAAAAATGGTTTCACATAGAGATTGCTGTACAGTAGATCACTGGCAGCCACCACTGACAAAGTGAAAGTTCTTGTGGTGGCACTGTAGCCAAACTGGTCACGAGCTTCCACAGTGAATGTGAATGTTCTGTCTATGCTGGTGCTGTTGGCATCCAGTGTGAAATCTCTGTCATCAAATGTGGTCAGTCCCAACAGTCCACCTATGGGAAACTGTCTCACTTTGCCTAGAATTTCTCCATCCAGTGCCAAGGTCAATCCATTGGGCAATGCACCTGCAGTGATCACATATCTCAACACAGCATTGGGCACTGTGGTGGTGGCTCGCACTGACAGTGTGCTGATAAAGTTGGCATTGATGCTGCCCAAATCATTGTTGGTGTTCCAGGTGATCACACTGTCCACTTCACCCAATATTTTCACCACAAATGTTTTGTCTTTGATGGCCAATGTTTCTGCGTTGGCTCCAAATCTTGTGGCTCTCACTGTGAATTTGTATTCTTTGGTCACTGCCGGTTGATACGGCACTCTGCCTGCCACTTCACCTGAAGTGCTGTCCAATGTACAACCTGGTGGCAGTGTGCTCACTGTGGCATCATCGTTGGTGGGTCTCAATGTGTAGGCCACATAGCCTGCAAGTGTGTTGGGATCATACAATTCCAAAAACAGTGTGACATAGTTGTTGGCTCGTTTGTAGCCCAAATCTCTAGGAGTCAGCCACTGTGGAGTTCTAATATAGGTTCCGTCGGATGTGAACACACCACCACCCACCTGCAGTATGGTGTTGTCTGCACGTAAAAAATCATCACCCACCACAAATATTCTAAATTTCCTTTTGGTAATGGTGTCACCATCACTCACACTCACTGTGAATTCATAGTATCTGCTCAGTTTGCGAGGAGACTTGGTGGGAATCGCATAGTCATAAAATTCCACATCATAGTAAAAACTTTCAAAACCATTGGCACTTCGCAATCCAAAATCAAAAGGAAAAGCACCATAGGTGTTGGCATCATAGGTACCGCTGGCAGCAGATGTGTCCAAAGCCAATATGGGATCTATCACTCCAGTTAATTTGCCTGATTTAGTCAGTGTGATACCTGGTGGCAGTGTACCATCACCTTTAGCAATGAAATACTCCAATTCATCACCTGCTGATAAATCTGTGTCTGTGGCTTCCAATTGATAATCCACATAAGCACTGTCCAATATGAACAAAGCATCGTTTACTCCGATGGGCAACACTCCAGCTGGTGTGATCCAAGTGGGAGCATCTGGTCCTGCCACTGTGATAGTGTAGGTACGATCTTGAATATTATTGCCCAAACGTGCTCTTAGCACAAATCTTGATTGTGTGGTTCTGGCCACTTCCAATGTGGTGCCCACAATGGCTGAATTTTGCAGTCGTAATCCAGCAGGCAGAGTGCCTGCAATCAAAGCCACAGCATCCACTGATGTGATGGGTAAATTAATGGCTGTGATGGTTCTTTCAGCAATGGTGCCTAAAGAATACCCAGTTGGCTGTGTCCACAAGTTGCTCATATGTTGTATTTATGGAAAAATTAGATAGCACCAAAGTCATGCACAGCAGCACTGGGACCTGCAATAGTACCCATGTCCACAGGATTGACTGAAAAGAATAAATCCAAAAGATTTGTTATGTTATCTTGATTGCTGGCATCCAGATTAATGTCACCCAAATCAAACCCAATAAATGAATCTCTATCGTCTAGATTCAACCCATACACCAAAGACTGCACATTGGCAGCTTGTATTGTGTTCACACCCACAATGTTGTTGTTGGCACCTGTGAGGGTGGCTCCTAATGTGGGGTTGGATTCATTGCTCAACAATGTTGACACTCTCAGTGTGGGAAAACCACCCACTGTGGTCATGTCGGTTCTGGTGGCTCCTGCCAGTGTGCCCAACACTTGTAAAGTGTTGCCATTCACCAATGTGGTCACTGGACCTGTGTTGCCCACTATGCCAAGACTGATGATGCCTGATGCTGCAATGGTGATCTTGTCATTGTTGGTAGTCAGTGTGATGTTGCTGCCTGATTCTAAACTTTTTAACTGTAATTCTGCACCTACTTTTTGATAGAACACGCCTTTCACAGTGCTGCTGTCTGGCAGTCTATTGATTACGCTGGTGTTTTCAGGATCTCTTGCATTCAATTCAGCAAAATTATTATTGACTTTGATAAACGCTTCGCGTAAATCATCACCTGTGCCGTCATTGGCAATTGTTCCTATGTTTATGGTGCTTATGGGCATAACTGTATTTATCTGTGTTAAGTTGTTCTGCGAATTTTAGTTCTGGGAAACGCTGCCCCAGCAGTGGGTTTTTGTCTGTTGTTGATTTTTGGAAATGTGTTGCCACTGATCTTGCGTTCTATTCTATAAAACAAATAAAGATTTGGTGCGCCTTGCAAATCCTGTCCATCTGTGGGACCACCATTGCTGCCAGTTAACTGTGCAGTTTTAGCAATGCCTGTGATGTATGCTTTGGCTTGAGTTTGATTCATGGTGGGATAGGTTTCCAAAGCACACGCCAACACTCCACACACCTGTGGACTGGCCATGGATGTGCCACTGAATTTTCCGATATAAAAACTGGCATTTCTTGGATCAGCAACACCACTGGGTAATGCACTGATAATGGAGGTGCCTGGTGCAAATATATCCACTCCTGCACCACAATCACTAAATGTGACTTTCTGTTCAGTAGAAGTGATGTCCACAGCACCCACGCAGATAGCAGGCAAATTATGTGTGCCCACAGTGGTGTTATCATTGGCAGTGGGACTGGTGCCTCTCATATAATAGTAAGGTTGGGCCACACTCCCTGGATATCTCACAGCCATTTCAAAAGTATTGTTCCAGTCTGGTCCTCCTGGTGTTTCATGTTTCCAACGGCCATTGCCTGCTGCGCCTGTCATAATAATACCTTCAGCATAGGCGTCTTCCAGGTCGTCATCCAATGCTGTGACTCTCACAGGTATACGTTGGTCAGCGATAAATCCCCACGCATTCAATTGCTGCGTGGTGAATGTGCCACCTGTGCTTTTGGCATTGTTGATTCCAGTTTGCAGATCTATTCTAGTGGGTACTGCTTCGTAGAATGTCCACTCACTGATCATGGTGGGACTACCCACTGTGCCTGATACGGTTGCTGTGCCTTCCTGTCTCACTCGGTATGTTCTGTTGGGTGCCACACCTTCCACTCCGTAATAAATTCTCTGTACAGAATTGTCTTTGGCGCACCACATTATTTTGGGCAGTGCAGGATTGGTCACACTGACATTGTTGTAAACTGTGGAACCATTGCCAAAAGTGACATAGCAATTGGTGCCCACAAATATTTGATTGTAGCTCACCCCCAAATAAGTGATGTTGAAAGGCAATGTCAAAGTCCAATAACCATCATCGTTGCCGCCCACAGTGGGAGTGGTGGACGCAGTCAAACTGGCAGCCCCCAACAAACTGCTGCCTATGCTGGCCACTGTGGCCGAAGTGGTGCCTGGAGTGATATTGATATCTGCCATCATGTCAAAAGATCTTGTGGGATTGTTTTGTGGTTGAAACAATGATGTGAAATATGTAATGGTGTAGTTGCCAGCAGTGCTCAAGGTCACTGTGTCATCCACAGTGGCTGTCACACTGCCACCCTCCACACTAGTGAAAGGACCGTTGGTGACATCATACACAGTGGCACTACTGCTGTTTAGAATCTGTATTCTCACACTGAGCGTGGTCACACCTGACTGTGATCCAGCAGCCACTTGACTTCTCACTCTCATGGTAATATTGTTGGCAGTGGTGTTCACAGTGACCACATATTCTGCAGCGGGTTGAACAGTGTCTTGAATCACAACACTTGAGCTGGAAGTCTGTGTCCAGCTGGCAGGTTTTGAGGTCACTGTGCCTTGCACCACAGCCACAGTGCCTGTGGTAGTAATTCTGTTGCCACCCAGTTCCAAATTAGGTAGGTTAGCCAGCAGAGTGGATGTGGTACACACACCACTGGTACCTAGAAAAGTGGTGGAACCTACAGGTGTAAAACGTGTGCCTCTGTATGTGACGGCTGTGATGTCATTCAACGCCCACTCACCGGGAAATATACTCATGCCCCAACTGTTGTTCACTATGGTGGGATTTTTTCTGCCTGTGGCAACATTCACTGCTTTGGTGCTGTGAAACTGTCTCACATAATCTATCACATAAGGAAAGTTTACATTGAATGCGCCAGCAAAATAATAAATGTTGTAAATGTTGGCACTTCTGGCCCAACCTTGAGTGTTGCCTGCCACGGTGCCTGCCACGTGTGTGGAATGATCAGCTTGATCATAGGAATAATTACCGGGTATGGGTGATCCTTTCACTACAGGATCGTGTTGAAACCAATTGTATTGAATATATCTGCTGCCTCCGGTACCGTCAGCGTTCACTGCGTATTCTGGATGACCCGCTACCAAGCCATTGTCGTCACAAATGACCACATCCACGTTTTTGCCAGTTTGTGCCAATTGTATGGTGGCAGTTTGTGTGGTGGTACCATTGCTGCCCCATCCTGCACGCTGTGTGCCTTCGGTGCATCTCAACAAAGCAAAATTTTTCATTGTGGAACCAGTGCTGCTGGATTTGTTCCAATTGTCACTGGTTTGTGAAATATTATTGAGACCTGCTTGGATTCCCAATTCATTTGGATGCAACGTGACTGATTTTACTCTAGGATCCTTTTTTAATTCTGCAGCTTCCCAATCACACAGTTTGTACACAGTGTTTCTGCTGGAAGGCCTACGGTCCTCACACTGCACATCACGCAGTATTTCAGTGTTGGGTGGAGCTATGCCTGCAGTTTCTAAATCTGCATACACAGCATTCAGATCATTGTGATCATACACAGTGACAATGTATTTTTTTGTGGTGACGTAGTCTAGAACATTTGACATAATGTATTATGCCTCTATTTTAATCAAAGTCAAAGTCACAGTAACCGCTGCCGAGCTACCACTCTTGTTGGTCACTCTGCACGGTATGGTGGTGGTGGGCACAGTTTCATTGTTGAATCCCATCACAGCTGGTGACATCAGTATGGTCTGTCCACCTGTGGTGATCACTTCAGCAATCACTCCTGCTCCTGGATCTGGATCCACTGCTTCCAATCTACCGGCATCTGCGGTTCTGCTGGCGCCATCTGTGTACAATCTTACCCAAGCTGCCACTGATGTTTGAATTTTGAGCAGAACATAACCTTTGAATCCTGTGATGTTGAGATCTGCTGAAGCCAAACTGGCCAAACTGCCAGTGGTGCCTGATGCAGTGGTTCTTGCTTCTAATCCTGATCCTGCATTGGAGAATGTGATGGTATCAGTCACAGAGTCGGTGGTGATGGTGATGCCACTGCCCACCAAAGTCAATGTGTCGCTGGTGCTGTCTGCCAACACTGGCGATTGACCTGCCACTGCAATGCTCACAAATGAATTGCTTTGACCAGCATTGATGGTGATGCTGTCTGTGCCACTGTCTGTGGTGATGGTCACATTAGCGCCAGCCACCAAAGTGAGTGTGTCGGTGCTGCTGTCTGCTGTGACTGATGTCTGTCCTGCCACTGCCACTGTGGTGAATACGTTTTGTGTCACATTGGGTGCTGTGTTGGTGATGGTAATAGTGTCTGTGCCTGCATCAGCAGTCATACTGATGCCTGTGCTGGCAATGAAAGTCAGTGTGTCGTTCAATTGATCTGGAGCAATATTGATGCCAGATCCTGACACAGTGATGGTACCAAATGCGTTCAATGGCACAGCACTGTTGATCCAGTTGGCACCATCATATTTCAAAACTTGTCCAGATGACACTGAAGTGATAACCACATCAGTGAGATCATCCAATACCACTGCTCCGCCTCCAGGTCCACCTGATTGCGTTACCCAACTGAGCACTCCTGCACCGTTGGTTTTGAGCACTTGGTTGTTGGAACCACCCAAAATGCTGATGTTAGACACATCCACTTGTATGGGGCCTACCACTTTGCCAGTCACTGCATTGATCATCTGTGTGCTGTCGTTGGCAAACACAGACCCTTGCACATTGCCTGTGACATCACCTGTGACATTGCCTGTGACATCACCAGTGACATTGCCTGTTAAGTTTCCAGTGACGTTGCCTGTTAAGTTTCCAGTGACAGCTCCTGTGTGAACTCCTGCTGTGTTACCAGTGACGTTGCCTGTTAAGTTTCCAGTGACAGCTCCTGTGTGAACTCCTGCTGTGTTACCAGTGACGTTGCCAGTCAAATCTCCTGTGACGTTGCCTGTGAGCGCTCCATATATGTTGGTGAAATGCCCTTGAGACCAGCGGTTGCCCACAGCACCCAAGTCACGTGTGTTGTCCACGTCACTGATGATGTCTGCTGCCACTGCGGCATAACTTAATAAACTTTGTCCTGCACTGTTGCGTATGTCGCCATTCACTGGCAGTGTGAGAATGCCTGTGCTGCCAAATGTCCAGGTCTTGTTGCCCAAACCTGTGCTGCTGGTGCGTATTTCAGCAGTGACATTGATGGGTGCTGTGATTCTTCTGGTGGCCACTGTGTTGAATGTGACATCGTCAGTGGTGTTTAAATTTTGATCATAATTGCCCAGTGATATAAAACTCACATTGCCTGTGCCATCAGTGCTCAACACCTGTCCTGCTGTGCCACCTGTGATGGTGATGTTGGTGATGTTGCCTAGATTGGTGGCAGCAGTCACGGTGAGATTTTGTGTGTTCAAATTGGTGAATGTGCCAGTGGTGGTGGTGATGGATTGTGCAGTGATGCCGGACACTCCTGTGATGTTGGAGCCAGTCATCAATAGATTATCGCCTATGGGCAACTCTTTGATCTTGTTGCCGTCTGCGGTGTCTACTATGAGTGGTAGTCTATTTGCCATAATTTACGCTCTCTTTAGTATATTTACCGTATTAAATTATCTTACCAGCTAGTACCAGTCCACGCTACACGGACCCAGATGTTAGTTGAGTTATTAACATAGTCTTGTTTACAATAATAAATGTACGGGTCAGTGAATACTACCATACCTTCCTTGTCTCCAGCAGCACCATAGCTGTGTTCTGGTACAGTTCCATTAGGGAATGTAGTTCTACCATCAGTGCCAAATGTCCAAGAGTTGCTGTTGGCTTTCACAGTCACAGGAGGATTTAGCCCTGCACTTATTTTTACATGACTGTTTGCACCGCCGAAACATAAATTTGCTAGACTGTTGTCTGGTGTTCCACCTGCACGAATATGGATACTTCCTGTTTCGCCGTCAACATATGCTGGATCTAAAATAATATATGTGTGGGCGTCTTCTAGGCCTTGTAGATCAGGTACCAACTTCATAGTGTTGTAACCTAATCCGCCTGCCGACGAATCACCGTCCCAAGTTATATAACCATAACGGTCGTCGGCAGCACCAAGCCCAACACCGTATATCTTGCCTTCGCGTGGTAGTGTTAATGAACCCGTGGTATTAAATTCCCATATATGAGGAGCATGTACCCCGCTGGGATTGTCAGTGTAAATTCTAACAGTATCTGAACCAGTACTTTTTAGATTTAAATATTGACCGGATTCTAAATTAAGATCTG